TCAGAATTACCCTCGTCTCTATAAGCTATCACTACCTTTTGAGCATTAGCATCGTAAGCGGATGCCTTGGTTCCACTAAACGTGCTGTTAAATACTACGGCAGTACCAAAACTAATAGACGTACCACTAACAGTTCCAACAACAGCAGTGCCAGCATCAGAATTACCATTATCTTTATAACCTATAACTACCTTTTGAGCGTTGGAATCATAAGAAATTGAGAAGTGACTACTATACGCACTTTCAAATACCACTTCAGTACCAAAACTAATAGACGTACCACTAACGGTTCCGACAATGGCGGTTCCGTAACTAGAATTTGCGCCATCTCTATAAGCTATCACTACTTTCTGGGCGTTGGCATCATACGCGATCTTCTTTTCGCGAGTACTCCCGCTGTTAAATATTGTAGCTGTTCCGAAACTAATAGATGTTCCACTAACGGTTCCAACAACAGCAGTGCCATTACCATTAGAGTCGAACTGAAAAGCTATTACTACCTTCTGGGCGTTAGAGTCATAGGCAATTGACATTTCTGAAGATGATGCACTTTCAAATACTACTGGTGTGCCAAAGCTAATTGATGTACCGCTAACGGTTCCAACAACAGCAGTGCCATAATAATTATTACCAACGTCTTGATAAGCTATCACTACCTTCTGAGCGTTAGCATCGTAAGCTATCGTTAAATGCTGAACATTCGTATTTTCAAATACTACTGGTGTGCCAAAGCTGATAGATGTGCCACTAACTGTGCCGACAACAGCCGTGCCGTAATCAGAATTATCATCGTCTTCATACGTTATAATTACCTTTTGGGCGTTGGCATCATAAGCGATTGCGGTATACTTAGTAGCGCCGCTTTCAAATACTTCTGGTGTACCAACCGTCTGTGAGCCAGAAGTCCCCGAAATAGCACTTACAGTGCCGTCACTGTTTACGACAACCGTGTCACCGTTTGCTAAGGCTCCTGATGCTGTAGCGGTTACAGTAGGAGCCGCAGATAAATCTGTAATTTGACTCTGAGTAATTGATAAAGCCGCTTGATGTTGAGTAACAGAAGACTGTGTAATGTTTGCGTCAGGTACGTTAGCCCACGTTACAACAGCAGTAAGATCGTTTACTTCTGCAATGCCCGGAATAGCACCAGCAACGTAATCAATAACTGCCGCATTAGTCGGTATTTGATTATCTACATCTGAAAAAGTCTCAGAAGATAGAGTAACTGCTCCAGCGTCAAGCTGAGAGAATGTAATACTAAGACCAGAAAGATTAACTGTACCTGTAGCAGTAAGGCCGTCAAAAGTAGCTGTACCAGTAAACGTAGGGCTAGCGAGGTCTGCCTTAGTTGCTACCGCAGTTTGAATTGCGTTAAATTCTGTATCAAACTCTGAGCCACGAATAACCTTATTAGCGTCACCCTGCGGCAAAGTGTCCTTAGCAGTAAAATTTGTAGATTTTACGTAATCAGTCATAAGGTCATCCTATTATTCTTTTAGTTAAACACCCTGTACTCAAGACGTTTAAATAAAAGGGGGCCATTGCGACCCCCGTAGAGTTTTACTCGTCAGCTACAGCGAGGATGAATCCTGCTTCCGGACGGTAAGTCTCAACACCGTACAGCGTGTCAGACGTAAACAGTGTAGACAGGTATTCCTGCTTGTACTGAGTCTGAGAACGTACAGCGAGTTGCTCTGCCATTACCAAGGCATCCTTGTGGAAGAACAAGCAACCACGAGTGTCAAGAGATGAAGCACCGTTTTCAGCGCCTGTCTCAATAACAGGACAGTTGCTAGACACGTAAATGTCTACGCCGTACAGGTTACCAATCAGACCTGACTCAACGCCACGGCCTCCAACAAAGTCGGAAGACACGTAACGCTCAATGCCCATGATTGACTTGCGTGACGCAGGAGGAATAACGAGAACTCGTCCATCCATAGGTACGTCAGCATCGTCCATCAGCTTGATAGCCTCACGGAAACCAAGGTCAGTAAAGTTGTCACCAGTAGCTACAGTGTCAACAGCATACGTAGCAAGGCCAGCGGCGGCGTTGAAGTAATAGCTGTTGCTGTTTACCCAGTTAGCACCAGTAGCGGCAGGAGAAGCGGTACGAGTACCGTCACCAAAGCCAGTAGCGGCGTTAATTAGGTCAGTGTCAACTTGCAGAGCCAGTTGGTAACCAGCGTCTTCAGTGTAGAACTGTCGCAGAGATGACAGAGCCTGTACCTCTACAATGTCCTCAATCAGACGCGAGTACTCAAAGTGACGGTCTACAGTGACAGTCAACTCTGTCTCAAGGTTAGCCTGAATAGTTACTGCGGTAGCTTCTGCTTTAGCATTAGCTGAACCACGGATAGGCTTAGGAATGTGAATAACGTCACCCTTCTTGCCGGTCATTGACAGACGCTTGACAAGGGGAGCCATCTTCAGGTTCTTTTGGTAAGCGGCGATGATTTCATCGGACCAAATTTCGGGGATAAAAGTACCCGCCGCAGTTTTATCTACTACAGCATTAGCTGTAAAATATGCACCAGAGGTTTCACCAGCCATTTTAATTCTCCTTAAATGTTAGGCTAGCGTACACGACCCTCTGCGTATGCTTTCAGTAATTCGTCTGAAAGACTTTGGTAACGCTCTGGGTCTGTTCGCATAAGTTTAATAATGTCAGCACGACGATAAACTTTCTTGCGTGTCCCTTCTGCTGTTCCGCGAGCGTTGCCTGTGCTGGCTGACTTCAGAGTGTTCTTACGTGCCTGTTTTTCAACGTTGGCAGTCTGCCGTACAACTGTTGCTCTCTCTTTCCAGAGGTTAAACAGTTCGTCAGCGGCATCGTAGTCGTACCCTTGGTCTGCCTGAACAAACAACTGTGTTCGGACTTTTGACCCCTTGATCCACTCAGCAAACTTAGGATCTTTTAGTATACTCTCCATTTCAGGGTGATTGGATTTCAACTGTGAAAGAGTAGCCTGTTGTTTTGCTTGTTGTGTGTAAGCTTGCGCTTCTTTAATCTTAGGGTGATTATCTATAGCTCTATTAACAGCGTTCTGTGGATCTACAAAGAAATCTACGTCATCGTCTTCTTGTTGCTGTTGTTGAGGTGCTAGTTGGTTTGAGAGTTCTGTCTGAATGTAGTTATCAACGACCTTTCGTAACTCACCAACTTCCGTACTCTGTTTGCCAGAGAACTTCTCTAGCTCTTGGTGCATCTGTACGAGGTCTTCAACAGATTTACCTTGGTACTTTTCTGGAAGATCAGCTACTGCTTCTTGAGGTTGTTCCTCTTCTTGAGGAGTCTCTACAGTATCTGTAGTTAGTTCTTCAGTTGTTTCCGTTGCTTCTTCTTCTGGACGCTCATCAAGTAATTGTGCTCGTGACATAATATAAACTTACCCCGCCTGTTATTAAGGTTATGGAGAATTAAAATAGGAAGTGACCTAGAACTAGGGTTCCCGATTAGATCGCCCAGCGTTCTCACGTTCGCGTACCCATTTCATGTGTCTGCCGGGGAAATCCCCAGATGCACCGTCGAGTATGTGTTGAGTTGCTGAAACGATTTTTGTAGCGTTAGCTCCACAACCGCACCTACTGGTTGTAGTACCTTCTTCTACAAATTCTTCAAAGATATGTCCGTTAGTACATTTAAAATCAAATACTTTAATCATCACTAACTAGCTCTTCGTAATTGTTGTTAGTAGTTGTCTCAAAGTTGAGAACATACGCTAGTACGTTTAGTTGTCCTTTACGTACATACAAATCGTTCTCATCTTTAGTTGCTTCTACACTGTTGATTACAAGAGCGTTCTGTTGTAGTTCTTCGATTAACTGCTTCCAACCGGGGTTGTTAAACAGGTCAAAGTACTTATTGTAATACTGTTCTGTTTCTTGATCTAGTGAGGCCATAAGGTTGTCTCTATATCCTTATTATAACATATTTTTGACTAAAAGTCAAGTGTTATTTGTGGGTATTATTACCGTTTCTTTTTGGCTGTTTTAGCGGCCTTTTTGAAGGCTTTTGCTGTAGGAGCGCCTTTTGACCCCGGTTTACGCATCTTTTCACCAGATCCTGAGGCAATCCTCTTACGTTTAGCGTGAATATTACTGTATAATCCCCTAGCCATCACATAGACCTACGAGCGCCTGTTTTGCGCTTTGGTTTAGCTGAAGCTTTCTTTTTCTTTTTAGCTTTTGGGGGTCTTCCTACTTTGCTTCCGTATGTTCCGGGTCCGTATGGCATAATTATCTCCTTACCGTTTCACCTTGTTTGCTTAATAATCCGCAGAGCATTGGTTTCGTAGGCGCTCAATATCTTGCTCTAGGAACTGAAGTCTCAGGTCTTGCCGAACGTCTGCTGGAAGCTCACCCAACTCCCCCAAAGGCCAGCGAACTCTGAAGTCACTGTTCTGGTCTATCTCCGCCTGATCAACCGCGAGGTCACGCTCGACCACAGACACGCGATTCACAAGAACAGCGTAGGCATAGGCGGCGACACACAGGCCCCCGAGCAAGGCGAGAAGGTTGCCTAGGCGCACTGTTACGG